TGGCTGTATGCACACTTTCTAGCACTAGGTATGGAGTACACTTTTCGATACGGCAAACAACATGCAAGTCTTGTTAAGTTAGAAAAACCTTTGATGCAGCACCCAAAGAATATAAAGCAAGGAGAAATGACACCACTAGCACAAGCTATGCCCGATGAATACAAACATGAAGACCCTATCGTTGCTTATCGTAGATATGTTATTAACGAAAAGCATTATGCGAAGTGGGAGAAAGGTAGGTCAAAACCTAAGTGGTGGAACTTAGAAACAGTTTAAATAATTATATGCGTGTTTTCTGCTTGACATCTTTTCAGATGTTGGTAGAATGCACTTTATAAACAACAAATGTCAAAAATTACGGAGGTAAATAAATGGCAATAGTAAATGGAAAAGCTTATTGGGCAAGTGTAACCACACCTAATACTACTTTTGAACCTGTATATACAGTTGATTTAGTTGTAAGTGATGAGGTTGCTCAAGAGTTTGAAAAAAGAGGAGTTAAAGTTAAAGACTTTTCTCTGAAAGATGAAAGCGGTGAGCAACAGTATGTAGGTAAAGCTCTAACCATTAAAAGAAAAGTTAATGGTAAGAAAGGACCTAGACCTGCTCCTAAGTTAGTTGACAGAAACAAAGTTGAAATCAACACTAAAGTAGGCAACGGCTCTGAAGTTCGTGTTCAATATAATGAATACCCTTGGGAGTATGCAGGTAAAACTGGAGTCTCTTTAGATTTTCAAGGAATGCAAGTAGTTAGTCTTGTTGAAATGAAAAGCTCTGACGGAGATGAACTTACTCCTTTTGATGACGGTGAGGAATTTTAATGATTATTACCATTAAGAATGACTCAGGAGAAACTAACTACGATACTGATAAAATAGAAAGTGAAGCTAAAGCTAGAGAAGCAGCTATTATTGTTTCCAAAACTGGAACTTTAGAAGTGATTATAGAAGCTTTGTCTTTTACAAGTCAGACTCATAGAAGTAATTTAGAAAAGTTACTTAGTGATTCTCCAGAATCAAAAATCGTTGAAGACTCAGATGAATCTGAAACAAAAATCATTCAAGAAAAATAACCAGTAGGTTGTTGTTGTGTGGAAGGAAGCTCGGCTAAACAAAGTCGGGCTTCTTTTTTTTATGAGTAAAATATTATGGAAAAAACTAAATTTGTAAAGTATCATGTACCATGCCCTGAGTGTGATAGCAGTGATGCAGTATCAATTAATGAAGACGGGTCAGCTAAATGTTTTAGTTGTTCAAAATTTTTCCCAAACTTTGAAGGAGGAAACATTAAAAATTTAATAGAAGAAAATGTAACAAAAGAACAATCGTATTCTTTTGCAGACAAACATGGTGGTATTTATGCCCCATTAACAGATAGACAAATCTCCAGAGAAACAGCAGAGAAGTATGGAGTAAAGGTGGTTTATGACTCATCTGGAGTTATAGCTCAACATTTATATCCTTATTATAATCAAAGCGAAATATCAGGAATTAAAACTAGATTAATTAGAGATAAGATGTTTCGTTTTGAAGGTACAATGCAAGGTACAGCTCTGTTTGGACAGAACTTATTTAAAAGCGGTGGTAAATATTTAACTATAGTTGAAGGAGAATGTGATGCTATGGCTGCCTATGAATTATTAGGTAGTAAGTGGGCTTCTGTTTCTATCAAGAACGGAGCACAAGGAGCAGTTAAAGATATAAAAGAAAACATAGAGTATATCGAATCATTTGATAATGTAGTTATTTGTTTTGATAAAGATGCTCAAGGGCAGGAAGCAGCTAAAAAAGTAGCTAATATTATTAAGCCGGGTAAAGCTAAGATAATGACGCTACCTAATGGCTACAAAGATGCCAATGATATGCTTAGAAAAAACCAGCATCAAGAATTTACTAGGGCTTTTTGGGATGCTCAGTCTTATACTCCCAGTGGAATTATTAGAGTTTCAAAAAAGGTACAGTCGTTTTTAAAAAGAGAACGTAAAGATAGTGTGCCTTATCCTTGGGATGGTCTTAACAAAAAACTATATGGTCTTAGACAAGGAGAGTTAGTAACTTTAACTGGTGGAACTGGACTAGGTAAGTCTAGTATAACTAGAGAGTTAGAACATCACTTAATACATACAACAGATGACAACATAGGAATTATTGCTTTAGAAGAAGATTGGCGAAGAACTGTCGATGGAATTTTATCTATAGAAGCTAATGCAAGACTATACATAGACCCTATCAGAGAGCAGATAAATCCTGAAGAATTAAAAAATATGTACTCTAAACTGTTTGATGATGATAAAGTTTTTATTCATGCTCACTTCGGTACAAACGACATTGAAGATATATTTGCTAAACTTAGATATTTAATTGTAGGCTGCGATTGTAAATGGGTTATAGTTGACCACTTACACATGTTAGTAAGTGCTTCTAATGAAGGGGATGAACGAAGAACTATTGATATGATTATGACTAGACTTAGAAGTTTGGTCGAAGAAACTGGAGCAGGTATTATATTAGTATCTCACTTGCGTAGAGTAGAGGGTAATAAAGGACATGAGAATGGTATCTCAGTAAGTTTATCGCATCTTAGAGGGTCTAACAGTATCGCACAGCTTTCTGATTGTGTTATTGCTTTAGAAAGAGACCAACAATCTACAAATGATATAGAATCTAGAACAACAAGGTTAAGAATATTAAAGTCCAGATATACTGGAGATGTTGGTTTAGCTACTTCTTTACTATATGATGTAGAAACGGGTAGGTTATCAGAATACTTTGATAAAGAATTAGAAATTTTAAAAGAGGACACTCCGTTTTAAGTTATGAAATTAGTATTTGACATAGAAACAGACGATTTAGATGCCACCAAAATTTGGTGTATTGTTGCTATTGATGAGAATGATAAAGTTTATTCTTATTCTGAAGACAAAATCAAAGAAGGTGTTACGCTTTTACAGAAAGCCGATAAGATTATCGGTCATAATATAATTGGTTTTGATATACCAGTCATAAAAAAGTTATATGATATAGATTTATATAATCCTAATAAAGTTATAGATACTTTAGTTTTATCTAGGCTGTTTAATCCTACCAGAGAGGGAGGACATAGCTTAGAAAAGTGGGGCTATAGATTAGCTTTAGCTAAATGGGATAAACCAGACTTTAAAACTTACTCTGATGAAATGTTAAAGTATTGTATTCAAGATGTAAAAGTAAATAAAAAACTTTTTGAGCAGTTAAAAATTGAGTCGAAAGGTTTTTCAAAAGAAAGCATAGATATTGAAAATCAAATAACTAATATTTTAGCTTATCAAAAAATGAACGGTTTTAAATTTAATTTAAAAGAAGCAATGCTTTTAACTAGCGAACTACAAAGTAATATCAAAAAAGTAGAAGACGAAGTTCACAAAACATTTAAGCCTAAATGGATAGATGAAAAATTAGTAACTCCGAAGCTTAAAAAAGACGGAACTTTATCTAAGTCTGGACTAACTGATTACGAGTATACTAGTAGAAAAAATACTAAAGACCTTACTCCTTTCTATCGCAAAAAATTACAAGAGTTTAATCTTGGTAGTCGAAAGCAAATAGGAGAATACTTAAAAGATTTCGGATGGAAACCTAAAAATTTCACACCTACAGGTCAACCTATAGTTGATGAAGGAACGCTAAAAGAAATAAGTCATATTAAAGAAGCTAAGTTAATAGCAGATTTTTTACTTTATCAAAAACGATTGGCACAGGTTAACTCTTGGATAGATGCAATAGGTCAAGACGAAAGAGTACATGGGTCAGTAATTTCTACCGGGGCTATAACTGGTAGAATGACCCACAGAGACCCCAACATGGCTCAAGTACCAAGTGTTTCTTCTCCGTATGGAAAAGAATGCAGAGCCTGTTGGGTAGTCGAAGAGGGTAATAAACTTGTAGGTATAGATGCAAGTGGTTTAGAACTAAGAATGTTAGCACACTATATGGCTGACGAGGAGTACGTAAATGAAATCATTAATGGAGATGTGCACACAGCTAACCAAAGACTTGCAGGACTTGAATCAAGAGATAAGGCAAAAACATTTATCTATGCACTTATCTACGGAGCAGGAGATGCAAAACTTGGAAGCATTGTTGACGGAAGTAGAGCAGAAGGTAAGGGAATGCGAGAACGCTTTATTGCTAATAGCCCAGCATTTAAAACTTTGGCAGATAGAGTTCAAAGAGCAACAACAAAGAATTACCTCAAAGGACTAGACGGTAGAAAAATAATATTAAGGCATAAACATGCAGCTTTAAATACTTTACTACAAGGAGCAGGAGCAATAGTAATGAAAAAAGCTTTATGTTTACTAGAAAATAAGTTAAACTTAAATACTATAAACTACAAATTTGTCGCTAACATTCACGATGAATGGCAAATTGAAGTTCAAGAAAGTCAATCAGAATTTGTAGGTCAATTAGCTGTTGAAAGTATTGTCCAAGCAGGAAAACATTTTAATCTTCGCTGTCCTTTAGATGGCGAATACAAGATTGGAGATAGTTGGTATGAAACCCATTAAAGAAGATAGAAAGAAATTTGATTTAGATTTACAGTACGGCTCTATTAGAGAAGATAGAATAGCAGATATGCTTACTAATAAGAAAATAGAAGTTAAATCAGAACGAGGAATGTGGATGAAGACTGGTAACATTTGTATTGAGTATCAATCTTATGGTAAACCATCTGGTATTGAAGCTACCGAAGCAGATTTTTGGTTTCATAACTTATGTATTAAAGATGACATCTTTTGCACTCTTGTGTTTGATGTACCAAAACTTAAACAGTTAGTAAAAAAGTTAGATTATTTAAAGTCAGTAAGTGGTGGAGACCACAACGCAAGTCGAATGTATTTAGTTAATATTCAAAAGTTGTTTACTGCAGATGTTTTTAAAGTTTTTCAGGAGTTAAAAAATGAAACAGAAAAAAATTGATACGCTGATAGAAGACATTTATTCTAAAATTGGTGTTTTATCAGAAGGAAAACCTTTAGAGTTTTCAGATAAACTATTAGATAGTTTTGGAAAAGAAATGGCTAGTGCTTTACAGCACTGGGCGACTCCTAACAATCAACCTAGGAATACTTTACGTATGTCTAACATTGGGAGACCATTAAGAAGGCTATGGTATGATATAAAGGATAGTACAGATGCAGAAGTAATATCGCCTAGCTTACAAATTAAATTTTTATATGGACATTTACTAGAAGTATTGCTTTTGTTTTTTGTTAAGTTATCTGGACATGAAGTTACAGACGAACAAAAAGAAGTTAAGGTTTCTGGAATTATGGGTCACATGGATTGTAAAATTGATGGAGAAGTTATAGATGTTAAGACGGCTTCTGGTTATTCTTTTAAAAAATTTAAAGAAGGAACATTAGGACAGTACGATAGTTTTGGTTATTTATCTCAATTAGCAGGATATGAAGAAGCAGAAAAAACAAATAACGGTGGATTTTTAGTTATGAATAAAGAAACTGGAGAGCTAACTACTTTTATTCCTGACGATTTAGATAAGCCTAATATTAAAGATAAAATTAAAAAAGTTAAAGCAGCTATACAAAAAGAAACTCCACCTGAACTATGTTATAAAACAATACCAGAAGGAGCTTCGGGCAATATGAAATTACCTATGGATTGTGTGTACTGCCCTCATAAATTTAAGTGCTATAAAGATAGTAATAACGGAGAAGGTTTAAAAGTATTTAAATATGCAAAGGGAAATGTTTACTTTACTGAAATAAAAAAGATTCCTAATGTTGAAGAGGTTTTAGTATGAATGGTAAAAAATCTAAATTGATTAGAAAAAAATCTAAATTGTTAGTTGTTGCGTGGATAAAAAGTTTATTACCTGAAGAAGAAGCTAGTAAAGTTAATTTAAAAAATTATCATAGTTTAGTACCACCAGAAAAACATATCTATTCAAATAGTAAATTATTTCTTTCAGCATATACAGAAAAATGGTTTCGTCAAAAAATTAAAAAATTAATTAAAACTAAAAAATTAGAAAATATAAATTTACAGGATTTCTTATGAGAGGTTATAGAAAACCTAGGAAAGTCAGACCTGTAGAAAAAAACACTCCGAAAGGATATGACTCTAAATGGGAATACAATCTACACACTTCAGTACTAAAAAGTTGGAGTCATCACAGCGATAAAATTTCTTATATTGTTGAACATAATTATGAGCCTGACTTTACTAAAGTTATTGACGGAATAGAATACTTACTAGAAGCTAAAGGAAGATTCTGGGATTACAACGAATATAATAAATATGTTTGGATTAGAAAGAGTTTAAAAGAAAATCAAGAATTAGTATTTTTGTTTTCTAGTCCAACGTCTCCTATGCCACAAGCTAAACGCAGGAAAGACGGAACTAAAAGAAGCCATGCTGAGTGGGCTGAAAAAAATAATTTTAAGTGGTATTCAGAACACACATTACCAGAGGAGTTTAAAAATGAGCAATAATTATAAATTTAAAGAAGACGTAATACTTAGTATAATTCGAACCTATATAGATGACACTTATACTAAGCATTATGGACAAGGCAAGTATCAAGCTACTGATATGATACTTGATGCCGGGCATGGCGAGGGCTTTGCTATGGGCAACATAATGAAATATGCTATGAGATATGGTAAAAAAGACGGTAAAAACTACAATGATTTACTAAAAATAATACACTATACAATGATAGCATTTTATATAAATCATCAAGACAAAGAAGGAGGTAAAGATGTCCGATGATAAGATTGGAGAAAAGCCTTATTTAGGCATTCAAATTAATTATAACAAAGAAAAGAAGCTAGATAAGTTTAGTCTAGATACTTTAAAAGATAGATACTTCTGGGAGGAAGAAACACATGCACAAGAATCTTTTGCAAGGGCTGCAGTATTTGCAGCAACATATAAAAAACAAACTGACTTTGAGTTGGCTCAGAGACTGTATAACTACTGTTCCGATGGTTGGTTCATGTTTAGCACTCCTATACTTAGTAACGGGGGAACAAGTCGTGGGTTACCTATTAGCTGTTTCCTTAATTACGTACCTGACAGCCGTTCTGGTTTATCTGCTCACTATGACGAAAACATTTGGTTGGCTAGTGCAGGTGGAGGCATTGGTGGATATTGGGGAGATATTAGGAGTAACGGTATATCTACTTCTAACGGCAGTCGTTCTACTGGTTCAATTCCATTTATCCATGTAGTTGATTCTCAAATGTTAGCCTTTAATCAGGGGGTGACTAGACGAGGTAGCTATGCAGCTTACATGGATATATCTCATCCAGAGATTGAAGAGTTTATTAACATGAGAAAAGAATCTGGTGGTGATATAAATAGAAAAAATTTAAACTTACACAACGGTATTAATCTTACTAATGAGTTCTTAAAAGCTGTAGAAGAAGATGATAACTTTAGACTCATAGACCCTAAAAGTAATGAAGCAGTTAAAACTATAAATGCCCGTTCTCTTTGGTGGCAGTTAATTAATGCCAGAGCAGAAACTGGAGAGCCTTATTTAATTAACATAGATACTTGTAATGAACATTTACCACAAGGACAAAAAGATTTAGGCTTAAAAATAAAACAAAGTAATTTATGTTCGGAAATAACTTTAGCTACTGATGAAGAAAGGACTGCAGTGTGTTGTCTTTCAAGTGTAAATTTAGAGCATTATGATTCTTGGAAAAATGATAAAGAGTTTATAAAAGACCTTATAACTATGTTGGATAATGTTATACAGCATTTTATTGATAATGCTATTGACACATCACAACTGGGAGAGTATAATGCTAACTTTAAGCGTTTTAAAAATTATGTTAAAGAAGGAAAAGAAGGGTATGCAAAAGCTGCTTATTCAGCTTACAGAGAGCGTTCTCTGGGATTGGGGGCGATGGGTTTTCATGCCTATCTACAATCAAACGGAATACCTTTTGAAGGAATCCAAGCTACGGGATTCAACTATCAAGCATTTAAAGATATTAAAACTAAAGCTACAAAGGCAAGTCAGGAACTTGCTGATATTCGTGGTGAAGCACCTGATGTATCTGGTTCTGGGATGCGTAATGCTCATCTCCTTGCCGTTGCTCCTAACGCTAGTAGTAGTATTATATGTTCTGGTACGTCTCCCTCAATAGAACCTTATAGGGCAAATGTCTTTACTCACAAAACTTTATCTGGTAATTACCAAGTAAAAAATAAATATTTAGAAAAGTTATTACGCAGTAAAGGTTTAAAAGGAGAAGAATTAGAAATTATATGGAAAGATATAGTAAGTAATGAAGGCTCTGTACAGAGTTTAGATATTCTTACTGATGAAGAAAAAGAAATTTTTAAAACTGCAAATGAACTAAATCAGATTTGGCTGATAGAACACGCTTATAAAAGGCAAGAGTTTATCTGTCAAGCTCAGTCAGTAAATTTGTTTTTTAATTTACCAAGTGCTACTGAAGCTCAAGAAGTGCATGATGAATACATGCAGTACGTGAGTGATGTACATTGGTATGGTATGCACAAACTAAAATCTTTATACTATTTTAGAACTAATGCAGCCAGAAATGTAGAAAATGTTAACACTAAAATTCCACGTGTTCGTTTAGACGATGTGGAATGTATCGCTTGTGAGGGTTAATATGAAATGTTGGCATTGTAATACAGAATTAATTTGGGGTGGAGACCACGATATAGAAGATGATGAAGAATTTATCATGGCAACTAATTTAAGTTGCCCTAATTGTAAAACATTTGTTATGGTTTTTTTACCAACGGAGGAAAAAAATGAGCCTATTAAAAACTAGAGAATACTATAAACCTTTTGATTACCCTTGGATGTATGATTATTACAAACTCCAAAATCAAATGCACTGGATGCCGGAGTCTGTACCATTACATACAGATGTTAAAGACTGGCAAGATATTACAGATAAAGAAAAGAACCTACTAACGCAAATATTTAGATTGTTCACGCAGTCAGATGTTGACGTTGCTTCAGGGTACATAGATAGATATATGAGAATATTTAGAAAACCGGAAGCTAGAATGATGATGGGTTCTTTTGCGAACATGGAAGCAATACATCAAGATGCTTACAGTCTTTTGTTAGACACTGTAGGGATGCCTGAAATAGAGTATAAAGCTTTTTCTGAGTATGAGGAAATGTCTGATAAACATGAATACATAAGTGATTTAAAGACTGTTCGTTCTGATAAAAAAAGTATTGCTAAAACTTTAGCAGTATACTCAGCTTTTACCGAAGGGTTGCAACTTTTCAGCAGCTTTGCAATTTTGTTAAACTTTCCTAGATTTGGAAAGATGAAAGGTATGGGGCAGATAGTTACTTACTCTATTAGAGACGAGTCAATGCACGTTGAAGCTATGACAAAACTCTTTAGAGAGTTTATCCAAGAAAACTTAGATATATGGACTGATGATTTTAAAAAAGAATTATATGAAATATGTAGACACATGGTAAAACTTGAAGATAAGTTTTTAGATTTAGTATTTGATATGGGCGATTTAGAAGGTCTTACTAAAAAAGACATGTATGCTTACAATAGATATATTGCAGATAGAAGATTACTACAACTAGGTTTAAAAACTAACTATGACCAAAGAGAAAACCCGTTAGGTTGGATTGATGAAGTTACAGGAGTAGAGCATCAAAACTTTTTTGAAGGTCGTGCTACTTCTTATATGAAAGCAGGTCTTAGAGGAAGACAAGACCAAATAACATTTGTAGGAGTAGATAATGAAGAAGAGTAAAACAGAAGGGAATTTAATCAGTTGGAGATTAGTAGTTGATAAAAATAATAATTATATTACTGAGTTATCTTTTTTAAAAGAAAAAGATATTGATAATATTTTTGATTTTCCTGAAAAAGAAAAAGTTAAAGTATTAATTAAACACGTAAAGAATGCCGTTGCTCCTCTTCACGAACAATTACAAAGTAAAGTTAAGTAATATTTTGTTTATTTATATAGCAGCTATACTGGAATAAATTACAGTAACAGTTAGCCAAAAAAGAACGCATAATACACATACGTCTTCTTTATTCATTTGTTTTTCTCCTAGTCTTTTCTCTGGTCTTTTTGCCCATCTGCACGGGCAATTCTATTTGTGTCGGGCTTGATACCCATTGCAGCTCTACACATTGCATCAATGCGTATCATATCATTATCTAGCTGCCTTATTCTATCTATTAAGGCAACAATCATTTGATGTTGAGTGTCTAGCTTTTTATGTAAGTCAGCTATTAAAGATTTAAATAAGGTCCAAACTAGATAACCAAGACCTATTGCTACCACTGCTGGTATGCCGATAGTTTCTACTACTGTTATCCATTCGCCTGTCATTATTATTAATCGTCACCTTTAGCAACTTTCTTTTGCTTTTCGTATGTCCTAAGTCCTGCCATGCCAAGCATAGCCATTAGAATAGTGGACAGTTGTGAGAAGTCAAACTCAGGTAAACTTACTTGAATACCTGCGATGTTCACACCGAACTCAACTATTGGGGCTAAGATAAAGTGGTATGCCATAGCAATGCTACATACCCAACCTACAGAGGGTCTCCAACCTGCTACAAATAAAGATTTGTGTCCGGCTTCTATTTTATTAATTTGCACTTGAGCAAGATTAGCAGTTTGTAATTGTGTCTTGAGTTCATGCTCAAGTTTCATTTTTAGGTTTTTGTCAGCAACAAATTTATTTAATATGTTACCTGCTATACCTACTACTGAGTTTGTTATTGGGTCTGGCATTATTCCTCCGGTTCAAAATGTAAACTTTTATTTAATATTCTTTTTAGTGAGTCTAGTAATACTTCTGGTATCTCTTCAACTTCTAAAAGCTGTTTAGGTTTTAGTTGTATCATATACAAATCCATTAAGTCTTCGTATATCTTTCTAAAATCTTCTCGCTTTACCCAAGGCATGTTGTTGCGAGTACGAGCTTTACAATCTATTTTGTAAGCATCATCTAAATCTTTTTCTCTGTATAGTATCATTAATAGCTCCAAACTCTAGGAGTAGCTCTAGAGTTATCCATATCTAAATGAATAAACCTTGAAGCACGGTCTCCTTTTTGTGCAACTCCAATTCTGTTAATACCTTCTTCGATAGCTATTTTTATAAGAATCATAGCTTGTTCTCCACTAACAAGTATATCCATAGCTTTACCAGAAGAGTGAGCACCGGGAGAGCTTTTTTTAGCTTCTATCGGATGCTCTGGAGAACGATAAGCACTGCTTACTTTGAAAGGGAAACCACAACGTTCTCTAATCCTTTCAACTGTTTGCATAAATGCCCAGTCCATATCACATAGACCGGTGTGTTTGCATTTTAGTTCATCTTCTGTAAAGTATTTATACATTATTT